CAAAACGTGCTTCATAATAATCTAGTTCAGGAATTTCTACCTCAACTTTTACTGTCTTAGCACTTGATTTAACTTCTTTCTTAGAATCATCTACTGTGTTATTAAGTCTTTACTCTACTTCTTCACCTTTTGCTTCCTTATAATCATCAGCATAATAATCTTTTACTTTGCCAATAGAGTCTGACCTAATTGTTGAATAATCTTCTGTTAAAAACTTGTTTAGTGTGTGATATGAAATACCAATAGCTTTGCATAGCTCAGCTTTCGTCATAGTTTCTAAACTCTTGAGCAATTTATCTTTCATTTTAAATCCTTTCCTTATTATGTATACTAGTA